AATGACATGTGTGTGAAGGATGCAATTATGTACGACTTGAATGTAAAGAATGTTGGAGGTGAAATTAAAAGATTGCTTGATAAATAAGATTTCACCGTAATTGAGAACGTTTTTTAAGTGATCACATTAATTTCTCAATTAGGTTTGAATTCAATGATAATAGATCAACAATATGATCAAATACACTTAAATATAACACACCCAGGAAAGCCAACTATAGAGTTATGCATGGAAATAAACAATGACATGAAACACATGATTAACATTAAATTGGACGATTAAAATGAATTTTAATGGGAAGAACAGCAATTAAAAACAAGTGAAGATTCTACAGATAGAGAATTATTAAAATCTTTGCTAAAGCAAGAAAATTTACAACAATTAGTCAATTTACTGAATGAATTAACATTTGAAAAATAAATGCATGATGGAGTGGATTTAAATGCCATTGAAAAAGTTTACTAAAAAGGTACATGGAGTGATAGATGTATGACAAATGAAACATTGGATTTATTCTTTGTCAAGTTAACACAAAATGAATTAAATGTTTTAGAAATGGACAATTACAATAAACCATTGAACAATAAAAACATTAACATATTAAATTTAAATTATTAAATGGTAGGTGTTCTATGTAGACAAACAATAGTATTAGGTACTTTAATAGTATGTAAAAGTGGAAACAAAGAGATTAAAGTTTTTATTAAAACATTGGATCAGTTAAATGATGAACCTATATCTTAAATACTAATTTTTAATTTTAAATTGTCAACGTACATTGATAAACAGATTTAAAAAGTTTAATTGAAAGATATGGAAGTCAATTTTGAGACATTAGACGAAAAGAACAGAAACACATTTTTAACATAAAATAGAAACATAAAGTACAAAATATTTAATAAGTCAAAAGACATAAATTATAAAAGAGAGTTACATATAGTTTAATTTGACAATAGAACTCATCATAATGATTAAATGTAAGGTGGAGTTTAAATTTTAAACTAAATTTATAAGATAGAGCAATATGAAGATTAATAGGAACTTACACAAGTGAAAGGAGATTTAATTGTCAAATGGTTGGACAGCAAGAACCAAAGAGTCAAAATAAGAAAAGAAGATGTAATAAATATGTTGTAATCAACAAATCAAGCGATAAATAGAGTAGTGTATTTCAACGGAAGAATAAGGTATTCAACAGAGTGTTTTAGTGTTTTAGAATAAATTTATATGAAATTAATGTTAAATTCCAACAAATTAAATGTAGTTAAATGTATAGATAACGAAGTCATTTATGATAGATAATTTGACACAACTAATGCATAAATAATGCTTAAAAATATAAAACCAGAATTAATAGACACCACCTTGTAGATATACAAAATGAAATTTAGCCAATACACACCAGTGGGTTAAGAAATAAAAATATCCGGGTCAACAATATATAGCAGATTAAAATTGCAAATATATTAAGAAATGTATGAATTTAAAGAAGGGTAAAAAGAACAATTTCTTTTTGAGGTTATAGAACTATAATAAAACATGGAACTTTATGATGATAATATATAGTTAATGTAAGATTGTCTACTAATACCTTTTAAAAATTTAAGAAACACATTTTTATCAATTAAAGACGGTTGTGTGATAACTATTAAGATGTAAGGCGCAGGTTTATTGAACAATATTTAATAAGAAAAATTGGTAAATGATTGGAATGAAAACTATTTCTTTGACCAATTTAAAACAAGCTCCGCTTAGTAAATGAAAATCAATGAATT